CAAGGCCACAAGGCCGCAGCCGAATTTGATGCTGATTTGCATGACGGTATCAACCCATATCCGCAGGGAACTTATCAATTTACCGAATGGGAAAAGGGGTGGGCATGGTATTTTACCATACAAAGCCGGATTGATTACGCTGATGCACAGCAAGAGCAGCAGAAATTTGTTGAAAATAATTTTGCAAAGTAAAAAGTAATTCGTATATTTGCGTATCGGAACAACAGGACTTCAACCCCCTGCCGAAATTTAAGAGCATGACAAACGACTTTAACTTAACACCACCTACAAGTATGATGCGGCTAAGCTCTGGCCGGGTTGAACATCAGAACGTGGGTGGTGTTTTGTTTATGAATATAACAAAACCAAAACCTATCTCGGCCGATATCTGCAATCGGTGCCTGGAAGAACTGGAAAATCAAATCATCCAGTTGGAAGTCAAAAAGCAAAACTGCACAATCAAAGAGCATCTGCCTGTTTACAAGTATGAGATGCACAAATTAGGATTTCAGCAGCTTTACTACACAGAATGTAAGCGTTTATTTATGAAAGGGCAAATGCAATGAGTGGTGGTTGGATAAAAATACACCGCAAACTTTCCGAGCATTGGATATATCAAGATAGCAACTACCTGCATTGGTGGATTGACATCCTGCTTGCTGCAAACTTTGAGGATAAAAAGGTATTGATTAAGGGTGCTTTGTACGATTGTAAACGTGGTCAAAGCGTGTATTCACTTGATACATGGGCAAAACGCTGGAACACGGATAAAAGCAAGGTACGTAGATTTTTGAGTATGCTGGAAACTGACGGCATGATTACACTTGAAAACATATCTGTTTCGACACGGCTAACTGTTTGTAAATATGAATGTTACCAAGACGAGCGACACGCAGATGAAACGCAAGTGAAACGCAAACGAAACGCAGATGAAACGCAGATGACACCAACTAAAGAATTTAAGAATGATAAGAAAGAAAAGAAAGAAGAAAATATATATAGAGCTTTCTCTCATTTGAAAATTACAACTGCGGAGTTTGACAAGTTGATTGCCGATGGGTGGGAAAAAGAACAGATTGATGAAACGCTTGATGAAATCCAAAATTTCGCAAACAATAAAAAGTATGTTTACCTATATTTGACCGCTCGCAAATGGCTCGCAGATAAACCCAAAAAAGGACTTCTGCCTAAACATTTGAGGAACTTTGTATGCTGACCTATTCATTCCATAATATCGAAATACCTGCTGGCAAGACATCAGGCGAAGTTCAGACACTTTGTCCGCAGTGCAGCCACACCCGAAAAAAGAAAACTGACAAATGCCTATCAGTCAACTTAGATAAAAAGGCATGGTATTGCCAGCACTGCCAATGGAAAGGTGCAATCATTGACCGCCCGGAGGTGGTAAAATATGAAGTGCCGGAATGGAAAAACAACACCACGCTATCCGACAAGGTGCTGAAATGGTTTGAGGGCCGCAGGATTACAGCCGCCACACTCAACAAAATGCAAATCACCGAACAATCCGAATGGATGCCGCAGGTTAGCAAGGAAGTCAATTGCATCTGCTTCAATTACTTTGAGGGTGGGGTGTTGAAAAACACAAAATATCGGGATGGCTCAAAGAATTTCAAGATGCACAAAGGGGCGGAACTCATCCCATATAACATTGACTGCCTTGCAACCGCAAAAGAGGTTTGGATAGTTGAAGGAGAAATGGATGCACTATCACTGATTGAAGCAGGGATTGAAAATGTTATCAGCGTACCAAACGGGGCGCAGCCAAACCTAACTTTTTTTGACCGCTTTATGCCGATGTTTGACCACATTGAAAAGATACACATCGCAGTTGACAACGATGCGCCCGGCATTGAATTACGCAATGCCATTGCAGAGCGGTTTGGTAAAGACAAATGCGATTACATTGTATTTCCTGACTGCAAAGATGCAAACGAATATCTTTTGCTTAATGGTGCATTTGCCTTGCGTGATGCTGCCAATAACGCAACCGAGTTCCCGATGGTCGGAGTGTTCAGCATTACCGATTACCTGCCAGAAATTGAAAATCTCTACAATTACGGATTGCCAGAGGGTTGCGGAACTGGTATGTCTGGATTTGACAGCCTGCTAAAATTCCATAAGGGATATTTGACCACTATCACGGGTGTTCCCGGTCACGGTAAATCGGACTTTTTAGACCATATCCTTATCAAGTTACTGCAAAAACACGGATGGAAAGGTGCGTTTTACAGCCCTGAAAACAGGCCAGTTGAACTGCACATCAGCAAGTTGATGCGGAAGATAACACAGCGACCATTTCAGGGCCACAATAGGATGAACCAAGAGGAAGTATATGAAGCCCTGATGCTGCTGGAAAACAATATCTACTTCGTAAAGCCGGAAAAGGATTTCACGCTGGACAGCATCTTGTCAAAGGTGGCCGAACTTAAAAACCGCAGGAACATTGATTGGTTTGTCATTGATGCATGGAACAAGTTGGAACACCAGTACAGCGAAAGCGAAACTAAATATATCGGTCAATCTCTGGACAAGATTGTCAATTTCTGCGAGAGGTACAATGTGCATTGCTTTTTGGTGGCACACCCACGCAAAATACAGAAAAAGGATGGCGGTATCTATGAAGTTCCCACACTTTATGACATCGCAGGTTCAGCAAACTTTTTCAATAAGACGGACAACGGAATTACGGTGTATCGGAATTTCCAAAACAATAGCGTGGAAGTCCACGTGCAAAAAGTAAAATTCAGCCATTGGGGTGCGGTTGGTTCACAGCTATTTCAATATGATGTGCCAACCGGATTATATAAAGAAATACATTAATATGAGAGCAAAAATAAAAATACCAAAGACAAACAGCCGCACCACATTCCGCATGAGCGAGGTATCGCAGCTAAAAGAAACAATCAGCCATCAGCAGGTTCGCATTCAGGAACTGGAACGGATGCTGAAAATGGAGATTGCCTATGAACACGCAGCAATTAAAGCCGCACACCTTGCAATTAGGTCAGCATACGCTGACTATCTGCCGACACACATTTCCCATTCCACCCGAAAGCGTGAAATTCTTGAACCCCGGCAAATATTCATGTGGCTTATCCGCAACAAAACTGCCATATCATTGAGCAACATTGGAAAGATTTGCGGTGGCCGTGACCATAGCACCGTAATACACGCTTGCCGGAAAGTTGATGATTACGCAGCCACTGACAGACGTTATGCTGCCCGGTTAGAAACCATAAAAAATAACTTTGAAAGTTTTGCAGAACAGATATGAATATCATAAATTTCAGCGGTGGCAGAACTTCTGCATACATGACAAAGCGATTAATTGATGAAGGATTGCAAGATTACATCGTCACGTTTCAAAACACAGGAAAAGAAATGCCACAGACACTTGACTTCATAAATGAATGTGATGTCCGCTGGGGGTTAAATTTGGTATGGCTTGAATATCGCAAACCTGCAACATTTGTGGTTGTGAATTATGCAACAGCATCTCGCAATGGACAGCCATTCCAAGAACTTTTAGAACAAAGACCAAGTGGCATTCCAAATATGCAGTTTAGGTTTTGCACAACTGAACTAAAAATAAACACACTCAAACGCTATCTGCAAAGTATTGGTATAACTGAATACACATCATTTAACGGCATTTGATACGATGAGCCACGCAGATGGTCAAAGGTTCAAGATGATGTTGAATTGCCGTTGGTTAAATGGAAAACTACAAAGCAAGATGTTTTGAATTTCTGGAAACAGCAAGATTTTGATTTACAAGTCAATGAGCCATACGGAAATTGCGACTGCTGTTTTTTGAAAGGCAAAGGTAAATTGGCAATCATTGCAAAAGAAAAGCCGGAATTGTTTGATTGGTGGATAAACATTGAAAAACAAAGCGGCTACCAGTGGAAAAAAGAAATCAGCTATCAGCAACTCAAAGACAAGGCATTGTCTCAAATTGGGTTGTTTGACAGTGACCCATCTTTTGAATGTTTTTGCAACATAGATTAGGTTATTAAAGTTTAAAAATGTATATTTGCACAATGAAACTTATCAATCCTTTCAAGCCCCATGTGGTTGAACTACCTGACGGTGGTTTTGCTATCCGGTTGTATCGGCTTTTTTCTGCCCAGTTCCTCACTGAATTTGGAACGTACACGGATTGCGTTGACAATCTTATGCTATTCCGCACACACTTTGATGCTGTGATGCACCTTGACATACTAAAATACAAACGTAAACAACTAAACAAAGCAAAAGCAATATGATAGTAATTGACATCTGCCTGACTGACGTTCCAAAGGAACTGATAACAGAGGGCAAAAACGGAAAAAAGTACCTGAAACTGGTGCTTAATGAACGCAAAAGCGAGGGTAAATTTGGCGAAACCCACACGCTGCAATTAAGCCAGACCAAAGAGGCAAGATTAGCAGGAGTAAAACCAACCTATGTTGGAAGCGGAAAGGCTTACACATTTGAGCAAAAGCCGAAAACAACTGCGGATGAACCTGCAAAGTATGAGGATACTGGATTACCGTTTTAAGTATGAAAGAGAAAATTGAAAACACCTGCGACAGCATCAAACAACTGCTGATTGACAAAAACGCCAAGTATGGAAACTCCGCCCTTAACCCGGTGCGAGTTTTCTCAAAGGCAGATAATCAGGAGCAGTTACTTGTCCGCATAGATGACAAGTTGAGCCGGATTGCACGGGGTGCAGGAATGGATGGCGTGGATGAGGACACACTAAACGATTTAATCGGATATTTAATTTTATTAAAGATTGCAAAAAATGACCTACGAAGAGAAACGAAATCATTTTCAAACCTGTAAGCAAAAGGGCGATGTTATGGCGGTGGTGAAATACTGCGATGGTGTTGCCAGTTATGCCACGATTATTAAAGCACTTAACACACCGGGCAAGTACAAAAGCAAAAAGGAGCAGCAGATTATTGATGTTGCCTATCAATTTGTGAACAGCCGTGCGAGAGGAGTTATACACGACCATAGTATATTGGAAGCGTGAGATGATGTCCTTTGACATCGTGCCAAATGCAGAAGCAGACCGGGTAATTGCAAGATATCGCAAAAAAGGATTTGAGGCCGAAGTTTACAGTAAAGAGTTGATTGTAACCATTGCCAAAAAAAAATCTTGAAAAAAGTTTGCATATATAAAAAACTATACTATATTTGCACCATACAAATCAATCAAATATGAAACACGATTTAGAAAAAAGAACCAAACACGGCAGGGTATCATCTTGCGAGTACGAGTTTTATTACTCGTCATTCACCGACATTGTTAGCATCACTGCTACCTGGGCGAACATCAACGAAAAGGAAAGGGTTGCCATTCCTGCTGAAAAGATTGACGAGCTGATTGCATTTTTGCAAGATGCCAAATTAATGTACGAATTAGGACTTGACAAGGAGGGTGTCAGCTATGAATAACACCCTAACCGCACCCATTCTGCCAAACGAAGTAGAATGGAGAATTCAGAGCCAAACAAGTACGGGCAAACTGATTGTCGTGCCGTACATAAACAATCGCTG